GTTTTCAAGCTTAATGCCATTAGCCATCTCCCACTCAAAGCAGGTTCGGTCATTCCAATTTCCGTTAAAGCTATTTGCGCCTACGCTTTGGTTTTTGCTCATCCGTTGCGATTTGTGCTTGTTGTAATGATTCGGCTCTGATGACCATAGACAGTACCCCTTCAACTACACAGGTACTGCACATAGGCATAGGTCTTCCATTAATCTCTTTGTAAAGTTCACCAAGTTGTACGTTTTGGCTTGGGGTTAACTTGAATACTTGAGTATCACGATAAAGCATATACGCAGGGCGCAATACTGTCATAGTGAAATTTATTTGTTCGTCGTTCATAGTTTTTCAAATACTGATTTATAATACTCTTCGGCACTATGCAACATCATTGCATTAAATTCTTGAGCATTAAAATGTGTTTCAATTATTTCTTGCTTATAAATATTTTTATAATGTTCTAATAAGGCATTTATTTCGTTACCGTTCCCTTGTAAAAATCCTTTTTCATAAAGTGCAATAGCAAAAAGTTCTATACTGCTTTTATTCATAGGTATTTGTTTATAAGGGTTGCAATGGCTGCGCTCAAAAAGGCAAAGGTCAAACCCTCTATCGTGTGGAAATATAACGCGCCTAACCAAAACGCCATACACAGCTCACACGTAAAAGGCTTAACCCCTAACCGATAAGTCCAATTTCTAACGAGGATAACTCCTGCGCTTGCAATGCCGCAAATCTCAATCAAAGTGTTTGCCATAATTTATCTCGTAGTATTTGGTTGCTCTTTCTTTTACCATTTTTATAACTCGCCAAATTTCGTGGCGGCTTATTCCTGTGCTTCTGTTTAGTGATCGGGCATTCATCTGAGCGACGTTCTTTTCTTTGTCTCCGTCTCTGTACAAAGTCCAAACGGTCATGTGATACCAATCAAGCTCACTAACGACTTTGTCAACGCACAGCTGCATTAGGTCGCTTTGTATGTTGTACTCGTCAGCAGGTAACTCAAGTTGGTCAACGTCTTCTAATCCAATTGGGTTTAAAAAACCTTTTGCGAAACTTGTATACTTGCCGTAGTATTGATTCATGACTATCCTAATTATAAAACCTTCCCAATAACCGGATGCGTATTTATCTTCAATCCACTTATCGTCTTTCTCACATAAAATTAAGAACAACTCTTGATATAGGTCACTTGCTAACTCCTTACCAACTTTGACGCAAACATCCCGTACCCATGACTGAGTAGTTAATTCTGCGATTATTTGCGCCCTTTTGATATATCAAAGATAATTGCATTTTATTCTAATTTATGCACATTTTATTCGCAGGCATAAGTCAAGGTAATCTTTGCGCCTTTGTCTATGCTGTAAACTTCCCATCCTTGTTTGATGTATTTCTTTGCGTAGTAGATTACCTCGGTGTCAGTTTCCAAAATGATAGAGAGAAACTCAACTCCCCTGAATACTGTTAAATCTATCGACTGCGGCATTATAATATATGGTTTCAGCTTTGTATCCCAAGTTTAGAAAGTTATCGTAGTTGCCTACCAGGTGAATCACAGTTGAATGGTCACGATTAATAAAGCGACCGATGTACTTGAGCGACTTCTTCATCTTAACTCGGCAGATGTAGCAGAACAACGCTCTTGCGGTTACCATCTCACGATTTCGCTTATGGCTGATTATGTCATCTTGAAACACCTGCGTTATCTCGCTCACGATTTGCAGCACCTCACCAAGTTCTAAATCAAATTTAGGTATAACCATCGGCGCAATGATTTTGCCTCGTAGCATATCAATCTCAAGGTTTAATTTTTTAATCTGAGCATCATGCACGTTTTTCATTCGTTCGTGCCTTGCCTTTAGTGTCATGTAATCGTATGTGTAGTCTTTCATCGGTATTTCTTTAGTCGGTTTTGTGTTGTCGTGCTCTTGCATTCGTACTGGTGATCGGGCGTTAATGTTTGACCTTGCCTGTATCGGTTTATAATATCGTAAACGTAACGCAAAGACAAATCTAAACGGGTCGCAATTTGCGAAGGGTTCTGATTAAAGTCATCCATCAGCAGGATAACTGCATAGTGTAACGGTGGTATTTTCATAAGTTCTCTCTATATCGTGTTTGTCCACCAGCAAAGGTGCAAGGTATGTCGCACAATCTTCCGTGTCTATTTTTGGCAATGATCACCACGGCATCTTCTACAGGTGGTTTTTCATCTTCGTAATAACATGGTCTAAAAGGAAACAATACAACGTCTGCATCCTGCTCAATCTGACCGCTTTCTTTTAGTTCCGTTAGTTCAGGTCTTGCGTTTTTTCCATCCCGATTCAACTGCGCTAATGCTATAACGGTTATGCCTAACTCTCTTGCTAAGTCTTTTAAAGCTGTGCTTGCAAGTCCTACATTTGTTCTCATATCTCTGCCACCGGCATCTAACTTCTGCAAGTAGTCAATAACCACCACGTCAAGTCCGTACTTTGCCCTATGCACTTTCAAAAGCGAAATGATGTTGTATACGTTGTTGTCTTTGGTATCAATGATGTGAAAGTTAATATCGTACAAGCTTTCTGCCATTGTCTTTAGATCGTGCGTAGTTACATTGGCATTGCGAATCTTGCTGTTTTCAATGTTGCAAATGTCTGCAAGGATGCGCTCTGCTAATTCATCAGCTGACATCTCAACGCTGACAAAGATATATTTTGCAAATGGGCTGCCGTCAGTACAAAAGTTTAAACCTAAAGCGGACTTACCCATACCTGGTCTTCCACCCACTACGATCAGGTTGCCTTTATTCCAACCGCCAATGTATTTGTCAAGTGATGCCCAACCGGTCTGCAAGCCTTTCATTTTGTTTCCGCTCTGCATCCGCTCTTCTATCTCGTCAACTTTGTCTGCCATTACTTTGGAGATCGTGACAACTTGGTTGTTGTTTTTTATTCGGCTGTTTTGGTTAGCAACTTCTAAATGCTTTTGGATATCTTCTAAATCCCATTCTTGACGAACCTTCTGCAAGTCCTCAAGTAGTTTCTTTTTGTTGTACTCATGCTCAAGATAAAACAGTTCTTTCTCAATGCTTTTATCAGTTACGAAAAAGTTAGTCAGTTTTGACAGTTCAATAGCTCTATCCTTGTATACAGTGTATAAAGTGTGTATGCCGATAGGTTGGTTATCAATGTACATATCCTGCATGGTTTTGACAAGTGAAACGTGCCAATCTGTAAACCATAGGGGATTAGTTCTGGTAAGATATGTTTTGGCGTAGTCGCTCATTAAGAAACACGCCAGTATGTTATTTTCAATCATCGTTTAAATTTGCTTTATTTTTTAGTGTAAAGGGTTTAGTGTGCTGCTTATACGGCAATTCATCCAACCAACGTTTTTGAGTAAAATAGGTTGTTAAGTGTGGCAAAAAAGATAACTTGTCATTTTCGCTGTGATTTTTAATGTACAAAGGTATGTGAGTTTCAATTTGCTTACGCTCCTCTAATTTAAACTTTGTCCATTTGTCAAGACTTGTTTTCCTATTTCCTACTTTGCCATAAAGAGTCCAAACATGGTCAAAAGTTGTATCTTCTTCTTGTTCTTCTTCTTCTTCTTGTTCTTGTTCTTCTTGCGATGCAGTATACATACCGTTTACATACTCTATCAATACTCTATCCTTAACTTGCTTAAGCTCTGAATTTATGCAACTTACAACTTTTGGAGATGAAGAACCGTTATATTTTACCCAATTCTTTAAAGCCAGCTCTTTTGTGTCTTCGCTGTATAGTATTTTACCTATTTTAATAAAGTATGCAAGCAGTTTAGATACTCTATCCATACTATATCCAAGTTCAAAACACATTTGCTTTTTGCTTATCTCATAGATTCCGCATTGCTTAGTTTTGTCATTTGTCAATAGATATAAATAAAATAATCTGTGATCATTATCTAGGTCTTGAATAAAAGGATCAGACCAAAAAGAAGTGTGAATTTTTCTAAAAATAGCCATAATTAAAAACCTTTATTTGTTAAATCATAACCACTCATATTTTGAAAATACAATCCATCAATGCCGTATTGATATTTATAAAATTCAATTGTGCCCTTTTCCTCCAAATTGGTTATTTTATCATAATAATCATTTTTAACAAGTAAGGTATTTTCAAGAAAACAAAAAGAACCTTTATCGTCTACCTCTTTACCAATCAGTACAATATCAATTACATATTGTGAATGCTTTTTCTTATGCCTTAAATATTGTAAAATTCCCTTTGCATACGATAATGATTGTAAAAATGCAGCAATACCAATTTGTTCTTTCTTTAATTCATAAATGGTAATCCTTCCCGGAATAAACCATACACGATCAGGACCATCATAACAAGGTCTTGTAAATTCAATTAAATCGGCAATACCATAATTACCAATTTTTACTTGTCTCAAAAGTTTGCCATTAATTGTCAAACCTCTTTTGTCTAACGCATCCCTTCCAGATGTGTAGATGATTTCTTCTAAATCTTTTTCTAAAAAGTTCATAATAAAAAAAGCCCATTAGACTTGCGGTAGTGAGAGTACACGCAAACCCAACGGGCAAATATCTTTAAAACATAGGAATCTCTCACAATCCTAATACAATACAAATATAGGTAATCAGTTTGTATTTGTCAAGTCTTTTTTTAATCCAAATCTTAAATCTTTTTGTTTTATCACTTTGTAACCGATCTCCCTAAAACATTCCAAGTAACGGTATGTCGTGCGCTCGCTGACATTCAGGTACCTGGTAATCGTGTGCAGATGGCGTGGGCGTTCTTCTAAGAGCTGCATCAATTTAATCAATCTTACAAACCTGTGCTGATTCATTTGCTTTTTTCCTTTGTATGTAAGCTTTTGTGTTTTCGCTTTTCTGCCACCGCCATAGCATGCTTTTTTTCATTTTATCAAGGTGCGCTCTTTCTCGTATCTTAATGCACACCTTACAAATTAGATTAAAGTAACCATCGTTTCGTGGATAAAAGCCCTCCTTTGGGGTTAGGACTCCGCACTTCTTGCAATGCCTAAGTTGTAAATCAGGAGCCTTCCACGTCATAACCTAAATCTTTGTTAACTTGTTTCTGACTTTCTGACCATCTCTGCCCTCTGCATTCGGGGTTAGTTAATTGCAACTGTCTTCTGCATCGTGTAATTGTCGCTGCATCTGTTAAAGTGTACAGGTAAGCCAAAAAGAAATCGGGCGCATACATCTCGTTTACATCTCTGCCGTCTGCAATTAGTTCGTCACGCCATACCATAGAGCAAAGCATACGGTCATTGTCACGGGTACCTGGGTATTTTAGCAGTGCTTCTGCTACTCTGTTAAGTGCGCTCATTTGTTACCTCCGTAGGTTTCGTTGTAGTATTGTTCGCCATCTTCTTGCCTACCTTTCATAATTGCATCATCATAGGTTTTTTCAATTATTTCCTTCTCCATTTCTCTAAATTGATTAAGCAATGTTTCTATTTCATCGCCATTGCCTTGCAAATAACCACCTTCATAAAGTGCTATTGCAAATTGTTCTACTGCCGTTTGTTGCGTTTTGTTGCTCATAGTGTATTAGTAATTAAAATCCATAAATATATAAAAGTAATAAATGCAAATAGTATTAAAAGCAATAAACAAATTTCTATTATTTGTACTTTATTTCTCATTTGTTACCTCCGTATGTTGAAATATGTTTTTAATAAATGTAATTTCTTCAAATTCGTTCATATTAATTACTGATTTTGTTAAGTCGTTTTGGTCATATTCATATTTACGAGACATTCGTTCTTCAAAATAATACCATTTATCATTAAAGAATAAAAACTTACTTACACCATTTACTGTTTGACCAATGTCAAATACATCTCCGTTGTTAATTATCATTTGTTACCTCCGTATGTCATAATCCTTTGCCTTTATAAAAGCGTTTAGGTTTGATGATTGCAGGTCTCTCTGATTCGTTTACTTGTCTCGGTGGCTGCTGCTTAAATGCCCACCACTCTTTTACTATATGGTATAATACCACACCTGTAAAGAATATAAACGCAAGTGGGATGGCGATAATTATAGGCATGGTCATAGTGATAGGTATTGCTCTTCCAACTTCCACTCGCAATGCAACAAAGCTTGTGTATGTAGTTCCGGTTGACTTTCGTCGTTCCACCAATCATACGCTTCTGAGTCGTTGGTGTTGGCAATAACGCTAATTCCATTAACGATGCCTTTAATTTGATAGCCGCCAGTAGCACGGTGGCTCATTGTGATGTTAGTGATGTCAAATTTCATATTGTAGGTTTTTAGTTTTATTATGAGAAAGTCAAGTAAGTGATCAACGCACTTGAACATATACGGAGAACTGTACGTCAATAGCTCTCCGTATGGTGTGCTGTGAAAGATGCTAAATGCACTACGCTTCCCGTCAAAGTGAATCTCACTATAAAGGTCGGGGTTAATTGTGCATTGCACTCTGTCGCTTTTGCTTACTATCATGTCACAAATATAGTTATATTTTCTATATTACAAAATTATTTTCTTTATGCGTGCAAAATAGTTTGTAACAGTTCCCATGCAGCCGACAACTTTTCGTCTATTTCATACTGCAAATCGTGGCGTTCTATCTCTGCAATGTGCAGCTGCTTACCTTCAGGCATTCGTGGATCATACGAAACAAAGTAACCGGTCTCTAATTTGGTCGCAAGCATACCAAGTTGCATTTGGTAGTAGTATTCCGGGTGCATTTCATACAAAGAGTCCGCATCGGTGATACCAAAGTTCTTCAAATGGATGGCAGAGTTGTACGGGCATTTGATTTCCAGTATGGCATCTGAAGACATTCCATCGGGTGAATAGCCGCTATACTGCCCGTAAGGAATAAATACAAACGTCTCACCACCGTAGTATGCCCAATCTTGAAAAAAGTGTTTAGAGAACGCCTCAAACGCTGCAGCTTCATGTTCAAGTCCCCAGGTGAGTGCATCTCCGTAAACTGCCTTTGATTGACCGGTTAATAGTTCAGCTGCTTTCTCGTAGACAAAAGATTCTGCCGTTTTACTGAGCAACCCACCACTGCGTGAGTTGCCCATTAATTTGTGAATGACTGATGCAGTAAAGCGGTTTAACCTTGCTTGCTGCCACTGCTCTTCGTTTTGTGTTATTGTAATTTCCATTAGTTTATTTTTGTTAAATCTCGCCAACTACTCGCCAAGTTGGCGACATTGTTGCTCTTTGTTTTTTTCATTTGTTATCTCCGTATATTTTAATTAAATATTCTTTTTCGTCAGCAACTGATTCAAATGAAATTTCTCCTCTTCCTACTGCTATACCATTGCCTAATCCATCTGAATAACATTGCATCATTATTTTATTCTGCATTTCTTTGGCTTGTTCTATTATTTCACGCAAGTTTAAAGTTGGGTTAATAAATAGTTGTTCAAATATCCAATCAATACTGCTTTGTTTTGTTTCGTTTATCATAAGTATATTTTGTTTATTGTTAATTGTTACCTCCGTATGTTTGTTCGTAATAATAATCTTCTGCTTGTTCACATTTTGCATATCCTTGTGAATAGCCTTCTTGATATGCCTTTGTTATTTGTTCTAGGTGCATTTCTTTGAATTGCTTTTTTAATGCTAAATATTCTTTAACATCAATGCAAATTTCAATTCTTTTCATACTTGCATTCTCCCAAGATTTATCTTCAAGTTTATCCCAAAGTTGTTCTACCATACTTTTTATTGTAATTTCCATCCTTTAGATATTAGTCACTTTGCAGATTCAATCATTACCTTGTACTCTTCGCTGATAACGTACTTTGCCTCAATGTCCTTGATGCTGCCCCCATTTGTAACGTGAGCAACTGCCTTATCCCACATTGCGTGTTTCGGGTGTAGCGTTTCTTTTGCCGTGGTAACTTTTATACCCGTTGCAGAATTGGCATCGTCATCTTCTTGATTTAAACAAAAGATACCGGCAAGTGCATAACGACGAGCATAAGTTATTGCAGACCCGTAAGCCTGTGGATTGCTTGCGTCTTTGATGCGTAGCACCTGCTCGCTTTGCATAAACTCGCCACTCTCTGCGTGGTAGACAGTTGTGATCAAAACGTCTTCGTGTGGGTGCTGCGTGACGAACAAACCGCACTGCTGCATGATGGGGTTAATGACTTCTAAGATTGCTGAAAGGTCAGCGTAGTTCTTTTTGAAATGGGGATTAGTTGCGCTCTTCTTTACGCTGGTTACTTTGCCTTGAAATTCAAACAAGGCTTTAGTTAGTGTGGTGATTTTTTCAGATGTTTTCATTTGTCTTGTAGTTGGATTATTGTAGTAGCTTTTACTTTGTAGTAGTAGGTTAAATCGTGTAGGATGTCGTAGCGTTCGTCAAAGTTCAGGTACATAAAGTCTATGATGTTCTCGTCATTACTACGACAAAACTTGTGAGCGTGTTCAAATTGGTCATCAAAGTATTTATATGCCTTTGTCTGCACCTCACGCAGGTCATAGATTAGGTGTACAAAAGGTAACTCTACCTGTAAAGTGTCACCCTCAACAAAGATTTGTGCATCAACTTGCATGGCTTACGTCTTCTAATGCTGCCTTAATAACGCTCATTGCTTTTGGGTTAATGATGTCCCCGTTGAGATACTTGCGAACGCTTGGTTGTGATACACCCGTTGCGTCAGACACACGCTTAATCAAGCCGTGAGTCTTGTTTAGTTTGATTTGCTTTATGATTTCTGCTAATTCCATGTAGCAAAAGTAAAGTAAACTTTTCATATTGCAAAAATATTTTGCAGAATATAGCAAAAAAAAGGGGAAACTTATTCCCCCGTAAGACTTTCTACGATGTATTCGCTTATCCTTGTTGCCAGTGTTTGCGTGGTGACTTGCTTGAGTGCAGGAGATGCAAACGGTCTTGATTTTGTACCTTCTCGTGCTATCTTCTTTGCTATGACAAATGCGAGAGACTTGGTTGCTGCTATCCTATCGGGGCTTTTAGATATCGTTTCTATTTGAATACCCTTTTTATTTCGAATCCACTCAAAGATATTTTGAACAGGTGGCATCTTACCTGCTGCTCTGCCATTCTCCACATAAAACCAATAATCTTCCATCATAATGGAAAGATTGTAACCGGTTACTGGAGTGGTTACTTGAGGTGTTATGCTTTGCGATAGGCTGCTGCTTGCGTTACTATTGTTTTTGAGTAGATTGTTTTGCAGCTGCTTGATTAACTCGTTGCCCCAATTCTGTATAATGCGATTAACCCCATCGTTGTCGGATGGGGTAAAGTCCTTAAAGTTTTTGCCTATGCTATCAAGATTTGCCATTGATAGTCAAATAGGCGTATGCGATGAAATCGTTGAGTCTATTGAACCAACCCTTGCCAAATACGTCAAAGTCTCTTAATTGAGACAAAAAGTGCCTTCTATGTGCGTTTAATGATTCAAAGGCTGCCTTCTCTCCTTTGTCTTTTATCAATTGGTTAATTGTTGTAACCGTTTGATTTCCTATTTTGCCATCAATAGCCACTTTGTAGCCTTGAGTATTTAACCACTTTTGAACCTGGCGTGAAGCACCGGCAACACCTGAACCCCAAGCAAAATCTGTCACATATTCACCCAACACTTGCGACTGTATCAAGTCCGCTTTAACTCCGTTCCAATACAATTTATAGATGCCTTTAAAGTCAGCAGGAGTCATCTCGTAGAAACGTGAGATGGCTGTGTTGGATGTGCCATAAATAGAGGCAAACACTCTCCATGTTACTCCTTTGTTCGTGTGGTAGCCGCTGCCATCGGGTACAGGGTGACGTGATGCTGAATCTCTTTCGTGTTTTGATAAGCCCCCTTCCCAACGAAGGATATAGCCTAAATTTGCTTTATCAATATTTGCCATCTTGAAGATGTTTAATGAGTCTATTGTTGTACCATTGTGCCTTTTGCAAGTCTTCAATGCCATTTTTACGATCATACCTAATGCAATACTTAAGAATATTGCCCTGTAAATACCCTTTAAATCCTTCATAACTCATAGCTGATTTGATACAGTCTATGGCTTCTACCTCGCCTTGATAGTGGGGTGGTTTGTTTACGACATCCATAACTGTTTAAATTCGTTAAATGGCAAATCTATGTAAAAAACGTGACCTCCGCTAACATATACCTGGGTTAATTCGTAAAATGCAGACGCACCGACTACATGGTCAAGGTCTAAAACTCCCTGCTCTTCAATCTCTACCTCGCTGCCTACCTCTATTCCGATGCGCTCGTATAAAGGATCTACGTCGCTTTCACGAAAGATATAATTAACTTCTATTTTCATAGTGTTTTGTAAGTGAATGCGTTAATTTTTAGTGTTTCTTTGTCACCCTTACGGATTCTTTCGGGGTGAATCTCAAGCCATCTGCCACCTAAAGGCTTTGGCGGTGCGCCTCTTTCAACGTGCCACCCACCTGTGCCTTCTTGATACTCTTCTTTGTAAGTAGGAGTACGCACCATTAGCACATCTTTTAGTTTAACTTTATTATGATTGTTTAAACTTTCAATCGTGTAGGTCAGCTCGTGGTCTTCATGTACGTGACCCATCCAAATCATGTCTGCCCCTTCAACAAAAGAGGACATTCTCTGAAATTGTATAACTCCCTTTGTCACTATCCCTCCGCCCGAGCTGCCATGAAAATAGCGTATTTTGTACGCAGCCATACCGGCACTTAAACCACGTTGGAATTGATACACTATCCACCCACCATATCCACCAACCTGTACACTTGTGCCGTTTTTAGAGTTTAAGCCAAATACAAAACGGTCTATCACGTCAGTCTCTGCACGCTTTAAAATATTGGTCTCATGGTTTCCGTAACCTACAACTTTTATCAAATGCGCATAAGGGCTAAACCAATCAATTGCGTCATTTACAACGGCATCTAAGTAGTTAGTTTTGTTGTGTTCAGGTCTTATATCGTTTTTGCTTTTACGAGGATCGTATGCGCCCTGCATAAGGCAGAAAGTATCACCGTTAAATAGAATGTCAGCGCTTATCTCTAACGCTTGGTCAAGATGCTTCTTTAATAAGTCACGATTGCAGTGGGGGTTATCCCAATGGATGTCGGAAATTAACAGCACTTTTTTAGGCTCAAAATCGTTCTTTAATATGTGTACGTTGTTCTTCATAAAAGGAGTGCTATAACTAAAAGCGTGGTGACTATTGAAAAAGTTTGATACCTATAAATCGCCACTTTTTGGCGATTGGTGTCGTTTATTAGTTCTTTGATTGTGTCGTTCTG